ACGCCACTCGGCCTCGTCCTGTTCTTGTTCAGCACTCTCGCCCTCAGCCTCGCCAATATCCATACCGATACCGCCGTTAACATCCATACCTACAGCAATGTTATCGTCACCTGTTGTATTTCCAGACCCACGTTTAGGTTGTGACAACAGGTTGTACACTCCGTCAGTAGTACCGCCGCCCTCTTCGAACATCTTCTTGTCTAGCAGGCCACCCTCTATGAAGTCACCTATGCCATCATCGACAAGCATCTGATTGATAATGATGTCGCCTGCTACATTCCATAGCTTAGGGTCACGACCTGATAGCCGCCATATATGACCAAGCATTGGGTGGAAACATTCGTGAGCCATAAGAAACACAATGTTACCATCGGTAAGACCATCAACAAAATCAGGGTTGTATCGTATTAGTTTGCCGTTGGTACAAGCCGTTGGTATAGTGTCATCAATAACACTTGGCATACCTAAAGCTATAGCACCAAAGAACGGATGTTCTAGTACCAAGGCAGTCTTGGCCTTGGATAGTCGTTTCATTATATCCATTTTGTTACTCCTCGTAATGGATTGTTATTGTGAAGTGAAACCTCTTGGGCTTCACTCCTTTCTCTATAAGTATACTCTCAACTACTTCTTGAATGTATACTTTGTCAGCTTCTCTGGACATTGTTAGAACCTCTAACTCTTTATGTCCTGCTTTGAACCATCTAGGTATCATGCGGCTTTACCCATGAAAGCACCCATCTTAGACATGATGTCACTAGCATCTGCGGCAGTATCACGGCGTAAGTCAGGGTCATTACGCAAAGCATCAGGATGGAAACCTGACAACTTACCCTCAACTTGTTGACGCATAGTCTCAAGGTTAGGGTCATCAGCAAAGTTAAGACGCGGTAAGATACTACACAACTCGTTGATATGTTCGATGGTAGTATTCTTGAACGTAGCAGTAGGGTCAGCTAGTTTATCAGCTAAGTGTTTCACCCTGTCGTATAAGCGTTGCCATACCTCAGTCATAGCTTGTTCTGCTTGACGCTTGGTAGTAGCTTGTATCTCAGCACGTAGTACAGCCTCCTCTTCATCACTGATACCTGCACAACGAAAGTCATCAGATGCTACGTTGGTAATAGCCATAGCCATACTGAACTTGTCTCGTATGCTGTCAGGGTCAGCGTAATCGTCGGGGTTGTAGGACGTACCTAGTAACGTCTGAGCATTAGCAACAAGTTGTGGGTACTCTGGACAGAACCTATCCACTAGCATCTCGAACTCGGACTTCTGCTTACGAAAGTCAGTCATAAACTCTAGGTAGTTAGCACTAGGTAACATCTGTATACCCTTGACACCCCAAGGTAGGGTGTTGGTATAGAACTTAGTACGTATCAGGGTAGCTTTCTGCTTGATGTCTTTGAGTAGGTCACAAGTAGGTAGTAATGATTTGTGATACCTACCAGAACCATCAACAGCTCCCTTGGCAATAGTAGTTTCCAGACTGATCTTCTTGTCTAGTTTGTTAAAGGATGGAACAGATATGCTTAGTTGAGCAAGCAATGCTTTGTCTGTTAGCTTCATAGTAATCTCCACTTGGTTGGTTAAAATAATACGTCTTGGTTATCTACAGCCCAGTCAGTAAATGCGTCTGATGTACATAGATCAGGGTCACGACGAACAGCAGTACTCATAGAAAGTACACCGAACTCTGGCGGCATACGTTTGATATAGGTACATAGCTTGGGCATATTCTTGATACTGGCACGCTCTGCCAATGCACCAGACAAAGCATACAATGTAGCAGGGTCAGTAGGTACATCTGATGTATCAGGGTTGAGTAGTATAGCATCAGGGTTAGGTAGCTTACGATAGATACGCATAAAGCCAACGAACTCTGCCGCCGCACCCTCACCGATAGCACCCTTGAAGCACTCGAACTCTGCCTCAGGTCGTACAACACCTAGCACATCACCAACTCCTGCTACCCATGATCTTGGGGTAGGATTAGCACCATCACGTTGAGGGTCATAATCATGTAGTAGGTTAGGACGAAAGCCGATGAACGCTATAACCTCGGTCTTAACGTTGTTGTCTATAGCCCATGAACGCCAGTCATCTAGGTGAGTGTCTAACTCTAGCTCAGTCTCACGATTAGCAAGATGTCCTAGAACCTTGGAAGCACCTGCTCTGTCTGTCGATCTGTTGCCAGTAGATACAATATGCCAACCATCTGCCATCTTGACACCATGCAACTCACGTTCTTCTGATATGTTTGCCATGACTTTCTGTATGTCTTTGTCAGCTTGGTTACGATCATCGAAGCAAACTATACCGCCTCTACCATCGTCCCATTCTGAACCAACAGCAGGAAACCAATCAGGTATCTTGTAATAGAGTTGGGGTCTGTCAATCATAGGGATACCGAAATCCTCTACTGGCATTGTAGGTAAGTGACGTTGGATGTAGTGGACACCAAGTTCTTTAGCAACTTGTTGTACGAGCTGTGTCTTACCACCTCCAGGCGCTCCAGTTATGACTACAGGTCGTAGTATCTTGTGCATATCTTTGAGCGTTTCCTTCATAAGTGTTGCTCTCATATCATTTATCTCCTGCTATATATGAGTGATGGTCTGGGGCAAAAGTTACCACAGCCTTGGGATAGTTATGCGCTGAGTTGTTACGCAACGCTTTGGCTTCCATCTTATTATGGAAGTACAGAGGCTTACCCTTATCGTCGGTAAGCAAGTCACCATTCGGATATTTACGAACAGCAAATAGTTGTAGTGCCATGCACTCTCTCCTTTGTTTGGTTTGTCTCATCAGTACAGCAGTAACCAACTACTGTAGACAGGGCATGACACCCTGTTTCGACTAGCGAAAAGCACCTAGATGTAAACCTAGTAAGTTGTTGTAACCATTGATGAATAGGTAATTCATACGATCAGAGGGCAACCATTTAAGCTCACCATCAAGAGGGTTAGCCTGTCTCATATGCCCTTTGTAAAAGTTATTCATGTAAGTAGACACTCTGGTATCAAGGCTCTCATTACCGAACCAGTGTTGAGCTTTGTAGTCATATAGGAACAACGGCCATTCATCAAATGACCAGACAACGTATTGGTCTTTCTCAGGGTAGTACCTACTGTCTATGGTTTTGTTGTTAGTGATGAACGGAGTTTTAGAACGTACATAAGTTCTACATTCACTAACACTAACAACATCACGCTTAGTAGTCTCTGGCCTAGTGTTATGTCTCAAACGAATTACCATCGTGCTACCTCCTCATTGACTGGCCATCTACAGTCAGCACCTAGCATATCTATAATTAAGTTCTTGTAACCATTGGCATACAAATACTTCATTCGCTCAGCTGACAAATATGTAATGTTATCAACTAAGGGATTAGCTTGGGTGGAATGTTTACTGGTAGTACGGCTGTACTTGGTCTCGTTACCAAACCAGTGTTGAGTTTGGTAATCATATATATAAAGCGGCCAATGATCGTATGACCAGACAACATACTGTCGCTTGGAAAAGTAATAATTACCAGTAAGGGAACTACTATGGTTCTTAATAGGTAGTTTATTCTGTACGTAGTACCTACAATCAACACCAGATACAGTTACTTGCTTACTCATCGTGCTACCTCCAGTTCATACTGGATGATAGCTTTAGTGTTACGTCTAACCTCTCGGTTAGCTTGCTTTTTGATGTAAGTGTTAGCTGTTGTCTTGTTGCTATGCTTACGTTCACCAAGGTTATACTTAGCTTGGCTGATCCAATAGGTTCTGATGTTAAGTCTCATAAGGTTAGCTCCACTTGTTGATCGTTGTTGTAGTGTAGATGTAAAGTTACATAACCATTACGTTTGAGGTACTCAGTGTCGAGTACTGACATTACACTTCCGTTGTAGCTAGACGTGTTGTCGATAATAACAACATCATGGCCTACCATGTAGTCATAAACAGCATCACTCTGTGATAGATACGAACGACGACGAGGTTTCACATTTATAGATTTGTTGAGTTCGAGGTCTTGTAAACTTGACAGTGATGTCCATTGGTTAGTTAGCTTCATAGGGATTTCCTCCGCTTGGTTGAAATTAAAACTTTCGAAAAATCGAGTTTTCTGTATCGCAGATCGGCAAAAAAGTGTCAAGTTTCGCCCTGCCAAGTCAAAGAGTTATGCAACTAGTTAATAGGGGGGATATTTTAGATAAGAGATATGGCAGAATAACTAGCAATTTAACTAGTAGTAAGTATATGATATTATTAGGTTTATTTTCTGTAACCTTACAACTAGTTAGATTAGTTAGAAATAAATAATAATAAGGCCTGCCTAGTGGAGTATATATTATGTCAAGTTATGTATATGGCCATATAATCTCTACAGGGGAAGGGTTATTAAATAAATCTAACTAATCTAACTATTCTAACTAATACAACTGTATACTTTTAGCGAATATGTATGGTTTATAGGGGTTTACGGAGTGTAAGGTGTAAGGTTTTGAGACAGTAAGAAATCTAACTAGCTTAACTAATCTAACTAGTTGTAAGGTTTGGCTTAACTAGCACTATAACACCCTATCTGCCCCTAATGTGGCTCTTGATGGTCTCGCGCGTGACTCTATAAACCCCCGACGAATGGCGAACATAGTGAGCAACAAAACAATAGACAAAGAAATACCCTGCTAGATTGCTCTAACAGGGTTGATTGGTGTTATTTGTCGATGTATATGATTACACCTTGGAGTATTGCTACTATTGCTACTAAGAATGATGACAACATCATGCCTATATCGTAGAACATGTATGATAGTACTGTTGCGGCTATCATTAGGATTACTAATAGTGTCATTTTTAATCTGTATAATGTCATTTTGTTATTCCTTGTTTGATTAGTTGGGTAGGGCGACTCTCGCCGCCCTACTTATTGGTTGATTAGAACTTGAACTTAGGCTTCGCAGATGACTTAGGTTTCTCCGCCTCTACATCTACCTTAGCTATTGATAGTTTGCCGAATTTGTAGGCAAAGGCCATTGTCTCTGTGGACTCTATCATGCTTTGCTTGCGAAGTTCGTTTATGAACTGTGTCTGAAAGGACAATTTTGTATCCATTGCCTTTTTGTTAAGATCACGATACTCATTGTATCGTTTCTTAAGAGCCGCGCTCATTGAGTCCACGTCTACTTCGTGCCAAGTTAAGTTAGTTTTTGAATTAGCCATTGCTAATCTCCTTATAGTTTGGTGCAGTGCCACCTTTCAAAGAACTGTCTGTTGGGTCACTGTCCCTGTCGACAATTATCTTTTCCCATATTAATTTAAAAATGTAAAGTTTCGCTACCTTTCCCCTTGTTTATAAAGAGTTTTATTTTTAAGATGGAGGGGGGAGGGGGGGTAGTTGGACTGGCAAATTTTCTTGCCCCCCTTAATATAGTAAACCTCTCATAGCACGACCCAAAAAAAGGAAGGTGTAAAGTTTGTATACTTTGTAATTGAATTTGCTTGCCGATTCCGCATAATGCACCTATAGTTGCCCTGAAGAGAGGTGTATACAATGGACAGCCTACCGTTATTCCACACTAAATGGTCTGATCGTTTAGCTTTTGACATAGCTTTAATGCTTGAAGGTAGCGGTGAGACTGTTGATGAAGTAAAACAACGCCATAAAGTAAGTGGTCAAGACATATCTGGGTACAAAAATGACCCAGTATTTATGAAGCGTGTAAGCGCATATCGGGACGATATTAAGGAAAAAGGGCTTACTTTTAAGCTAAAAGCGCGTGCGCAGGCAGAAGAATTGCTTACTACTTCGTGGACTTTAATACACAATCCAGACGTATCTGCTGCTGTTAAGGCGGATTTAATTAAGTCTACAGTTAAGTGGGCTGGGTTAGAAACTAAAGCAGACGATGGAGATGCAGGTGCAGGCGGCGGGGTTAAGATAACTATAAACTTAGGCGGTCAGGATAAAACTATGACGGTGGATCATGAAGTAGAAGACGTTGAGGTTTCTAATGCTGGATAAGTTTGATGGGAAGTACAAAGGATTTCCCGCAGCTAGGTTTAGTAACTTGACAGACTATAATACATTTAGACTATTGCTTATTCGCGCAGGATATTCATTTAAGACTGCAATTATACCAGCGAAGAAAAATCGTAGAGCTAGGGAGATAATTATAATGTTGCTTCATACTATACCTCCGGAGGTTTCTCATGGCACTTGACATAAGTTACACTCCTCCTGCTACAGGTGAGAAGTTTATGAGTTCAGAAAAAAAGATGCGGGTGCTTATGGGGCCGGTTGGCTCCGGTAAGTCCGTGACTTGTTCATTTGAGATTATAAGACGGGCTTCTATGCAGAAACCTGACGCTACAGGTAAGCGGCGAACTCGTGCAGCTGTTGTTCGTGAGACTGCCAGGCAGCTACAGGATACAGTTATTAAAACTTTTCTTGACTGGTTTCCCCCTGGGGTGTGCGGACGTTACATGCGTACGACTAAAACTTATTTTTTTGAGGTTGGTGATGTTGAGTGTGAGATAATGTTTCGTGCGCTCGACGATGCAGATGATGTAGCTAACCTTAACTCTTTAGAGCTTTCGTTTGCATGGTTCAACGAGTGTAGAGATATACACCCTGACATTGTTGATGCGATGTCTAAACGTATTGGGCGTTTCCCTAGTTCTAAAGACGGCGGCCCAACGTGGTATGGTATGTGGGGTGACACAAACCCACCAACTATGGATACGTGGTGGTATTATCAGATGGAACAGATTGACCCTAAAGATGGAGTAGGTACAAATGATAACGGATGGGATGTATTTAAGCAGCCAAGTGGGCGAAGCGCGTTTGCTGAGAATGTTGAAAATTTACCTGACGGGTATTATGATACACAGGGGCGTAGTGAAGAATATATCCGTGTATTTATTGATGGTGACTACGGCCTAAGCTCTGCAGGTCAACCTGTGTATAAGTATTTTAGGCCAGATTATCATATGGGTAAGGGTTCTTTGCGCCCTATTAGTAACGGCGTAAGACCTATTGTAGTTGGTATGGATTTAGGGTTGACTCCAGCAGCAATTATAGGGCAACAAGACCCCCGTGGACGGGTCCTTGTATATGACGAAGCTGTTAGTTTTGACATGGGCGTGCAAAGATTCGTCCGCACGATACTAAAACCCCTGTTATATGAGCGTTTTTCCGGTATTCCTGTACTTGTTGTGGTTGATCCAGCAGGTGTACAGCGCGCACAGACTGATGAACGTAGTGCTGTAGACATCATAAAAGCAGAAGGATTACGCGTTATTGCCGCTAAAACTAACAATGTTAGTGCAAGACTTAGCTCAGTAGATGATTTTCTTATGCGTCAGGTAGATGGTGATAGTGCATTTGTAGTAGACCCTCGTTGTTCACAGCTAAAAGCTGCAATGATGGGCGGGTATAGGTTTCATAAAAAGAACGGGACTATAGATAAAAACAAACATAGCCACGTTGCCGAAGCCTTACAGTACTTTATGCTACATGTAGGCTCTGCGTCTGACGGAGATTTACTAGCTAGACGTAGGGAAATAAAAACTGTATCGGCAGGAGGATGGACATGACGAGACTTGACACATTATATTGTGTGTGTTACGCCATAGGCGTGTTACTACACAAGCTCTCCCTCTCAGGCTTGTTTTTATGACTATTTTGCCCTCGCCATCTCCTCATCTCTGGCGGGGGTTTCTTTTACTTGCATGAAAACTTGACTAGATGTATAACTATATACATATTGTAATAAGGAGTACATACAATGCCTAAAGGAAAACCCATGGGTTACGGTAAACCAACCAAAAAAATTAAAACAGGTACGTAAATATGGCGGGTCTTTCAATGTTACGTGTTGTTAGCAATGACGATATGGTAAAAGCTGAAGAAGCAAAAATCCGTAGTGATATGGAAGAACGCCAAAATAGTGAGCTTATACTAGGTCTTGCCGCACATGTTAAAGCATGTTGGAATCCTGCACGTATAGCTAAAAAGCCTATAGAAAATATAATGTTACGCGCCCTTAGACAGCGTAACGGTGAGTATGAAGCTGACAAACTTAGTCAGATCAAAGCTCAGGGCGGCTCAGAAGTATACATGATGCTAACAGAAGTTAAGTGTCGTGGGGCGGAGAGTTGGCTCAGAGATATTTTGTTGGACACAGGTTCTCCTCCCTGGGACTTAAGCCCTACACCTATCCCTGACCTTGGCCCTGAGCAAGAAGAAAAAATAAAAAACATTTTTGCGCAAAGCGTAATAAAAGTTTTACAAACATCAGGTCAAGCACCCAGTGAAGAAGAAATGGCAGAGCTTGAAGAAGTTGCTGCACAAGATTTTAGATTTGCTGTACTGCAAGAAGCACAAAATCGTGCTGATAAAATGAAATTAAAAATTAACGATCAGTTTGCCCAAGGTGGTTGGGCTGATGCGTTTGATGAATTTATTACTGACATGGTTACCTACCCGTCAGCTTTTATAAAAGGCCCAGTAGTACGACGACAACGTGTTTTAGGTTATAGCCGAGCGTCAGATGGTACTACTATTGTAGAAGGTACTGAGCGTTTAGGCCCTGAGTATGAACGTGTTAACCCCTTTAATATATACCCAGAACCTGGTATTACACATATTAATGAAGGGTATATATTTGAACATCACCCTATGAGCCGTAGTCAATTGTCTGATCTTATTGGTGTACCTGGCTATGATGAAGACGCTGTACGAGAAGTTTTAAAAATTGGTAATGGCCAGTCTTGGATCAATGAAGATGTAAAGTTACAAGAAGAAGAGCAGGAACGTAAGTACTATTCTTATGAATCTCCTACAGAAACCTTTGATGCTTTAGAGTTTTGGGGTAAAGTTAGTGGCGAAATGTTACTAGACTGGGGTTTATCAGAGGAAGATATACCTGATCCTGCTAAAGAATACGATGCAAACGTGTGGGTTGTAGGCAATTATGTTATAAAAGCACTACTAAACTACGACCCTTTAGGCGAAAAACCATATGTTAAAACGTCATTTATTAAAGCTCCAGGCGCGTTCTGGGGTAAAGGTATACCGGAAATCATTGAAGACTTACAGAATGTTTGCAATGCAGCAGCACGTTCCCTTGTCAACAATATGGGACTCGCGTCTGGGCCTCAAGTTGAAGTTAACCTTGAGCGTATCCCTCCTAATGAGGATATTACGCAATTACATCCTTGGAAAATTTGGCAGGTAACTAACGATCCTTTAGGTTCTAGCGCTCCAGCTGTAAGGTTTTCACAACCTGATTCTCGTGCTAATGAGTTAATGGGTGTTTACGATAGGTTTAGTAAACTAGCGGACGACCATTCAGGCGTTCCATCCTACGTTACAGGTGATCTTAATGTATCCGGTGCAGGTCGTACTGCTTCTGGATTGTCTATGCTTATGGGTTCAGCCGGTAAAGGTATACGTCAGATTGTTATGTATATAGATAACGATGTTGTCCGTCCTATTGTACAGCGGCAGTTTGTATATAATATGAGATACGACGAAGATGAGTCTATTAAAGGTGATGTAGAAGTACTAGCCCGTGGCGCTATAAACTTAGCAGTTAAAGAAACATTAAATGTTAGACGTGTAGAGTTCTTAAACGCTACTGCTAATCCGATTGATGTGGAAATTGTAGGTCAAGATGGTAGAGCAGCTTTACTACGTGAAGTAGCTAAAGGTTTACAAATGCCTGTAGATGACATTGTACCTTCAAGAGAAAAAGGTTCGCAACAAGCGCGAGGCCAAGCAAAGATGGCTGCGCAGCAACCTGCCCCAACACCTACACAACCTGACGGATCACCTAAAGGTGGCGGCGATGGCAATGTTGTAAGTAACCAACAAACGGGGGCAGTATGAAGCGTCCCGATAACGATACAATAAAAGTGTTGGCTGCAGCTACGCGCCAACATCCAGCAATACTCTCCTGGTTCGATAGCTGGTATCAGCACGAGCTAGAGCAGTTGCCTAATATAGGCAGAGAGAACGTGACACGTTCACAGGGGCGGTGTCAAGTTCTCAAAGAGGTCAGAGACCTTTTAGAAAAGTCCCCTGAATATGCAGCACAGTCTTCCCCATGAGACAGCTGTTTAATTACGCATACCGATAGGAGCGTTTAACATGGCAATACCAGCGCAAGTTAGAAAACAGTCTGAGGCTGTTCAGAAATTGTATGATGATCTTAATGAAGATGTTACAGAACAGGATGTTGTATCCGAGGCTGTAGTTGAAAACATTAAGCCTGACCCAGTGGAAGACACCGACAGTGTAGAACAACAAGCAGTCGAATCTACTAATAACGAGCAAGTAAAAGTAGATGATGTAGATGAAGAAGAAACATTTGAGAAGAGATATAAGTCTCTTCAAGGAATGTATAATGCTGAAGTACCACGTCTTCACGCCGAAAAGCGTGAACTGGAATCGCGTGTTTCACAACTAGAAACGTTAATGACAACTTTAAGTGAGCCTAATGTAGCTTCTACTTCACCAGCACAAGTCCTAGTGACAGATGCTGACGTAGAGGAGTATGGCGAATCTATAGATGTTATGAGGCGTGTAAGTCGTGAAGAGGCTGCAAGCCAACAGTCGCGCATTGACCAGTTAGAAAATCTTGTACGAGGGATGCAAACCAGCGTAGTGCCGCAAGTGCAGCAACTACAGCATAGGCAAGCAGTTACCACGGAACAAGCGTTCTGGGCTGATATTCAGACCGCAGTACCTGACTGGCAGGAGGTTAACACAGACCCGGAGTTTCAATCCTGGTTACTTGATGTAGACCCTCTAACAGGTATAAGCCGACAAACTTATCTGGATGACGCACAGCGTAATCTTGATTCACGGCGTGTGACCAATTTCTTTTCTACATGGAAGACGCAAACTGGCCAGTCTGTTGCTCAACCCAGTCGGCAAGCTACTGCTAATTCACAACTTGAGAAACAAGTTGCTCCAGGACGAGGTCGTTCTAGCGCTACTAAAAACTCAGGTGAACCTGCTACTTACTCTTCAAACGATATTAAGAAATTCTTTTCTGATGTTCAAAAAGGTAAGTATAAAGGGAAAGAGCAAGAGCGTGACCGAAAAGAGCGTGACATTTTCGCTGCACAGCGGGAAGGTCGCATTGTCACTGCATAATTAAACATAGGAGCCAATCATGGCATTTCCAGTATCCCCAGGTAACCCGGCCTATTCGGGTAACTTTATCCCTGAAATTTGGTCAGGAAAACTAATTGAGAATTTCTACGATGCAACAGTATTGTCAGCAATCTCAAACACTGCTTACGAAGGTGAAATTCGTAATATGGGTGACACGGTAAATATCCGTACCACACCAGAAATCACTATTCGTGATTACGTTAAGGGTCAAACTTTATCAGTAGAGAACCCTGACAAAGCTAAGTTGCAACTTCTAATTGACAAAGGCGAGTACTTTGCCTGTGTTGAAGACGATGTTGATAACATTCAGTCTGACGTAAACTTAATGGACACATGGTCTAAAGACGCTTCTGAGCGTATGAAAATTAAGATCGACCAACGTGTTCTTACTGATATACTTCCAGATATTTCTGCACTTAATAAAGGCGCAACTGCCGGTGCAATTTCTGGTGATATTGATTTGGGTACGCAAGGCGCACCTGAAGCATTGACTACAACCAATGTAATTGATTTGATTGTTAATATGGGTACAGTATTAGATGAAGCTAATGCTCCTGAATCAGATCGTTACCTTGTAATTCCAGCTAAGATGGCTGGTTTAATTAAGCGTTCAGACCTTAAAGATGCGTCTATTACTGGTGATTCTACATCGCCTTTACGTAATGGTCGTTTAGGTATGATTGATCGGTTCACAGTTTACATGAGCCACAACATCAAGAAAACTGGTGCTAACTTTGACGTTATTGCTGGTCATAAAATGGGTTTCACTTTTGCATCACAGATGACAGAAATGGAAACTATTCGCTCCGAATCAACATTCGGCAATATTGTTCGCGGTTTACAAGTGTATGGTTACAAGGTTGTAAAACCTGAAGCTATCGCTCAAGCCGTTGTAACGCTTTAATCGGAGGTCTGAATTATGGCTACTTATACTGAAGGAACTGGTTTCAATAAAGGAACTGCTGCTATACCCAATAATGGGCTTAACAAACTTTCTATGATTGAGGTAACTCTTAACTGGGCTACTATCGCTGCTGATCGTGCAGCTGCAGGTCAAACTGCAATTGGTGCGAACGACATCTTAGAAGTTATGCCTATCCCTGCTAAAACTTACGTTATGCAAGTTGGGTTAGATGTTACTACTGCTGAAGGCGGTACTTGTACTGTTGATGTTGGCGATGCATCAGACCCAGATGGGTTTCTTGATGGTGTGAACGCAAACACTGCTGCATCCTACGCTACTGCGTTGGTATTAGCTGAAGCTGCTCCAAACACTGTAGTGGGTTACAGCAACGGTAAGTACTACGCCGCTGCAGATACTATTGACATTAAAACTGTTAATGCTGCTGATGCTGCTGTTATGCGCTTATGGGCGCTAGTTGCAGATTGCAGCTAAGTAACTAAAAGATTGGGGGCTAACGCCCCCTTTCATCTTATTTAGGAGATAACATATGCCTACTAATTTAACTGGTTCGGATATAAAAGATACTTACGACCAACTACTACATGTTAGTGATGGCCCTGCTTCAGCTGAAAAAGTAGTACATGGCGGTACAGGTGTTGCTACTGCTTTATCTATTGGTACAGGGTCTGTTTCTATAGATAATATTAAATTAGATGGCAATGTCATTTCTACTACAAACACTAACGGTAATCTAACTTTAACTCCTAACGGTACAGGCGAAGTACAACTTACAGGAAAGTTTGGTTATTCTACAGGTGGCGGTACTGTAACTCAAGCTACAAACAAAACTACAGCAGTAACTTTAAACGCTAAAAGCGGGCAAATTACTATGAACAATGCAAGTATGTCTAGTAATACTACAGCTGGATTTACACTTACTAATAGTTTTATAGCGGCTACAGATGTTGTTATAGTAAACATAGCTAGCGGCGCAACAGCAGATGGGTATATACTTACCGTAGATGCAGTAGCTGCAGGCAGTTGTAGAATTAGTGTACGTCATAATAGTGGCGGCGCATTAAGCGAAGCACTAGTACTTAATTTTGTAGTTATTAAAGGAGTTACATCTTAATGGCTAAGTACCAAGGTAAAAGCGTTACCCTTAATAAACCTAGCAGAATTAGTAAGGGTCAACCAGGATATGGGCGTAAAAAATCTCAGGTTTATGTAAAAGGGAAAAGTGATAAAGTAGTAAAAGTTATGTTCGGTGATCCAAACATGACTATTAAAAAAGAACAGCCAGGTAGACGTTCTAATTTTAGAGCGCGTCATAATTGTGATAACCCTGGCCCTAAAACAAAGGCACGATATTGGTCGTGTAAAGCGTGGTAATATGGCAAAAGGCAAAGCAAAACCTAACAATCCTAAGTTATGGGCAGCAAAAATAAGGGCTGCTAAACAAAAGTTTGATGTGTACCCTAGTGCGTATGCTAATGCTTGGGCATCTAAACAATATAAACAAGCTGGCGGTACTTGGTCTGGTTCAGATAATAGGGTTAAGTAATATGGCTAAAGAAGGTTTAGGTAAATGGTTTGCTGAAAAATGGGTAGACGTAAGTTCAGGCGAACCCTGTGGTAGGTCTACAGCACAAAAAACTTCTAGGGGTTATCCTGCCTGCCGACCTAAATCTATATCTGATAGGATGACAAAAAAAGAAAAAGATGATATGGCTAGAAAAAAGACTAGTTCTAAACGCCAGAGTTGGCCCGTTTCGCCTTCAGGTACAAGGAAGACAGTATGAAACAGCGTTGGTTAAAAAATATTAATGACGGTTTTATTTATGGATGGGATGAGTATTTAGAAAAACATCCTCTTGTAAAAGAAGTTACTGAAGAAGAAGCCTTCCCTGAAAAATTTTTAAAGCCTTTACAAGTAAAACGTGCTAAAGCTACTAGAGCTAAGAATAAATCCAAGCTAGACCTTACTACTGAAAACGTATTTGAGTCAGCTCCTATTACAACTGCACCAGAGTTA